TCGATATGGTTAAAATTGACAGAAAAGTCAGAGAAGTAATTAGCCATATTAAACTTGCAGAAGCTAAAAAAGAGCATTTGCAAAATAAGATTGACGAACCTGCACCTGAAGTTTCTGTAGCTACTTAATAAAAAAGCTACATCGTTGGAAAAATCCAATCCACATTGTAGGCCCTCTTGCGCTCTACTGAAATCTACTATATAAACTAATCACTATACAATTAATCAGAACATAGACGCGTATAGTCGACGGCCTAGAGACTATGTTCGGAAAACTAGGAGGATACAATTATGGCACAAACTACATTTTCAGGTCCAGTACTTGAAGGAAAAGAAGGTGTAAATATTGAAACTAAAACTTCAAACTACACTGTAACAACTGGTGATTCAGGAAAAACTTTTGTAAGTTCTACTGATGGAGTTGTCTTTACATTACCAGCAATTGCAATTGGTTACTCATTTAAATTTGTAAACAATGCACCTGATGGAGCAAATGCGCTAACACTTAGCCCAAATGCATCTGACGGAATCACATATGCTGGTTCTTCAACAGACGACAAAGACTTGATCAATACTAAAGCTACTTCTAAACAAGGGGACTTCGTTGTAATTTCATCTTTAGATGGAACTGGTGCATGGCAAGTTACTCAAGTTAGAGGAACTTTTGCTAAAGAATCGTAATAATTAATTTAGTGTGGGGCTTCGGCCCCACATGAATTTAAGGAGAATATTATGGCAGGTGGAGGATCATTTTCAAGTGACCAAAAGTTTACGACACTAACAGCTGATGGAAGATTTAAAACTATAACAGGTGGAAGTGTAAATTTAGGACCATGCAGAGTAACTTATATTATGGCCCATGGTGGGTCAGACTGTTTGGTAAAACTACATGACGGAACAGACGATACAGGTTCTTTAGAGTTTCAAGCTAAATTTAGTTCTGAAGGTTTAGATGTATTTGTTCCTGGTTCTGGTATAAGGTTTAGAACAGGAGTCTATTTAGATTTAACTACAACAGACTCTGTAACAATAGGATATACGGGATAATGAAGTCAGACGTAAAAGCAGTTAGAAAAACATCAACAGGTTCAGTATTTGGTGGAAGAACTAGATTAAGAGGTATTATTTTAGCATCAGACGGTTCTGCAGGTTCAGTTACTCTACAAGATGGAAACTCAGTAACACAGTTTCAAGTAGATGTACCAGCAGGAGATGTTTTTGCTTATAATTTAGCAGAAGACGGAATTGTATTTGATGGTGGAATGACAGTCTCAGCTATTTCAAATGCTACTGTAACTGTTATTATAGATAAGTAGGAGGCTAAATGGCTAACACTACCTCTGGAACTCAAATTTTTGAAAAGAATTTTTCTATAGATGAAATAATAGAAGAGTCTTTTGAAAGAATGGGTATTCAAAATGTAACTGGATACCAACTAAAAAATTCTAGAAGAACTTTAAATATTATGTTTCAAGAGTGGGCCAACCGTGGTCTTCACTATTGGGAAGTAGAAAACACATCTATAACATTAGCAACTGATCAAACAGAATATACTATATTTAGATCTTCCGCAGAAGGAGCATCTAATGGAGTTACTACAACTTTATCAGCAGGTATAAATAGTAGCGTAACAACTATACCTCTTACGGCTGTAACAAATATGCCATCGTCTGGTAAAATTAAAATTAATGATGAAGTAATTTCTTACACAGGAATATCATCTTTAAATTTAACAGGTGCAACAAGAGCAGCTGATGATACAACAGCAGCATCACATAGCAGCAGTGATGCAGTTACTAATTTTGTAAATGGAGCTGATGATATATTAGAAGCTAGTTTTAGAAATGATAGCAGCATAGATGTGCCTTTAACAAAAATAGCAAGATCTGCATATCAAGCTTTATCAAATAAAACTTCTACAGGTCAACCATCACAATACTTTGTTCAAAGATTCATAGATAAAATTACAATCAATTTGTATTTAACACCTGGATCAACTGAGAATGGTAAATTTTTAAATTTCTTTTTTGTAAAAAGAATACAAGATGCAGGCGCATATACAAACGGAGCAGATGTTCCATATAGATTTGTACCTTGTATGGTTTCAGGTTTAACATATTATTTATCTCAAAAATACGCACCACAAAGAACACAACAATTTAAATTATTTTATGAAGATGAATTCCAAAGAGCTTTATCAGAAGACGGATCATCTTCTAGTACATTCATTACACCTAAATCTTATTTTACGGAGACTAACTAATGGCTGTTGGTAAGTATTCAAAATTCATATCTGACAGATCTGGTATGGAATTTCCGTACAAAGAAATGGTTATAGAATGGAATGGTGCTAGAGTTCATACTTCAGAATATGAAAAGAAACACCCACAACTAGAACCAAAAAGATTTGTAGCAGAACCACAAGGTTTGCGTAATGCAAGACCGGCAAGAGTTGAGCCTGCTGTTGCAAGATTATTATCTGCAAATCCATTTTCAATAACTAGTGGATCAACTACGATAACTGTTACAGACATAAATCATGGAAGGTCTACAGGTGATACAGTAGTATTTAGAAATGTAGATGGATCTTTAGGTGGAGTTGCAGCTTCTGCTTTTGAATCTGCATCTGGTTTTTCTATTACAGTTACAACAACAGATAAGTATACATTTACATTAGGATCAACACCAACTATAACAGAAGATTCAGGAGGAATGACGGTTACAGCAGGACCTGTAACGTTAACACCATAGTATGGCATATACTTTAACAAACATACAAGACGATATTAAAAGCTACACAGAAGTAGATGATACTGTTTTTACTACAGCTATATTAAATACAATAATTAAAAACGCTGAGAATAGAATATATAGAGAAGCAGATTCTGATGATAATAGATTCTATGCTACATCTAATCTACAATCTGGTAGTAGATATGTAACTATACCATCAGATTTAAGATCAATAAGATACGTACAATTAACAGACACAACAGTGACTCCTAATGTTCAAACTTTTTTAGAAAAAAAAGAAACAAGTTATATGGCTACATTTTATGATACTCCTAGCACAGCTCAAGGACTTCCTAAATATTATGCTAATTGGGATGCTAATTTTTGGGTAGTTGCACCTACACCAAATGCTAACTATGAGATAACTTTAGCATATGTAAAACAGCCAGATACTATTACATCTGGAACTCCAAGCACTGCTGGAACTTATCTGTCAAATAAATACCAAGATTTATTATTATACGCTGCATTAGTAGAAGCATATGGATACTTGAAAGGTCCAGTAGATATGTTACAATACTACGAAATGTCTTATAAACGAGCTTTAGCTTCTTATTCTATCGAACAAGAAGGTAGAAGAAGACGAGACGAATATCAAGATGGGGTTATTCGTAATACTATTAAATCACCATCACCATAATAAGGAGATAAAAATATGGCTAATGTTATACCTGACTCTTTTAAAACAGATCTGTTAAAGGGTACGTTTAATTTTGATTCATCTGGTGGATCAACTTTTAAACTTGCTTTATACACAGATATCTCAGGGCTAACTACATCAACAGCTGCATTTACTGCTACTAACGAAGTTGGTACTTCTGGTATTTATAAGAGTGGCGGTTCTAATCCAGCAGTATTAGTTTTAGATTTTGGTGGAACAAAGACAGCAACTAACGGAGATTTTGTTGTTCAGTTTCCAACTGCATCTAACTCTGCAGCTATTATTAGATTAGGCAACGCGTAATATTTTTGGAGTAGTAAATGGCATTTGTATTAAATGACAGGGTAAAAGAAACTACCACTACTACAGGTACAGGAACTATTTCTTTAGCTGGTGCTGAAACCGGCTTTGAAACTTTTGTAGCTGGTATTGGTACGACTAATAAAACTTTCTATGCTATAGAATTACCAGGTAATGCTGAATTTGAAGTTGGCGTAGGAACTGTTACTGACGCTAGCCCGGACACTTTATCTAGAGATACAATTATTTCCTCATCAAATTCAGATAGTGCAGTAAACTTTTCTGCAGGAACAAAAAATGTTTTTTGTACTTATCCTGCATCAAGAGCACCTTCTGCAAGTATGTTAGCTTCAACTTATGCTTTTAATCATTCATCAACTTTGTCTGATGATCAAACAATTAGTAATGCAGTATTAGCAGGACCAGTTACAGTAACTGGAACTCAAACAATAACAGGAACGGTAGTAGT